GTACTCGCGCGTGATCCTGACCGAAGTTGGCGGCCACGTGCATTGGAAAGACCTGATCGAAGGCGAAACCGTGCATGAAGACACGGACGAAACCACCGGGTTGTCGCGCATGATCGTGATGGATTCGTTTGCAAATAGTTTGAATTAGATTTGTTGTCGTGATAGGTTTTGCTGGTTCGATCCGTAGGAAGTCGAACCGCCCGGGCGAATGCCCCGTTTTTCCCGTGTGATTCCTGCCTGAGTTCCTACCTCAGTTTGTCCTGCCTTCTCCACCCTTTTCCTTGTATTGTTATGGATATTACGATTGACGTTGAAGTGCGGGACAAAACCGAAGTTGAGGATAAGGACGATGATCCTGTTTTGGAAGAATAGCTGGAGGTTTTATGTCACGAATTGATTTGGTGCTGGCCTTCTTGGTTCCGGCTTTGCGCACGGCTGCTATTCTGTTGGCGACGAAGGATGCGAACGTCACGGGCGCGGATGATAACGCTGCCCGTGCGATTAACCTGGCGCTTGATGCGTTGGAAAAGTATCAGGCTGAGCGATTGGTTTCTCTACCGGAGAAAAGCTGATGCCACACTTTGCCCTTGAGAATCACGAAATGCAAACCCTCACGTTTGAATCTCTCTTGCTGTTTGTGTGTGCGTCGTTGCTGGGGATGGTGTTCCTCTCGGAATGGGCGTCGGCGTTGATGGTGTTTGCTGGACAGGCGGTCATTTCGTTTTGCGTGTGGCTCAGTCGGTTGGCGGTGCGCGTGTGGTTGCGGAAGCGGCGGCTTTCGGGCGCAGATTCTGATTCTAATTCTGACTCCAATTCTCAAGATTCTGGCCTTTAGATTTTGAGATTTTGAGATTTGCAACGGGCCCGGATTCCAGAGTCTCCCTGCAATGATGGGGCGTAGACGCCAGCGGTTTTGTGGAAGATGGAGGTAATCGAGCTACACGCGAAAAGGTTCTCTCGAAGGCGGACTATGGAAGCAGAAGCAAAGCAATTCCTGACGCGGCTCGCGGTCGAAGGCGGTTCGATTGTGTCGAGTGCGGCTTGCTCAGTCGAAGTGAGTCGAAGAGATGGCGGCACGAAAACTTGACAAGAAGGCGCAGGCGCTGTTGCGGGAATTGCTGGCGGCGGGTGCTGGGGGGCAGGCCATCAGGCAAGGGTTGGTGGGGGCGGGCTATGAAGCGATCACTGATGCGACGCTCTCTTACTATCGAACGAAATGGGCGGCGGAGATCAAGCAAGCGCAAAAGGCGCGGCACGATCTGGCGTTGAGTCAGGGGCTGGCGCTCAAGGCGGAGCGAGTGCGGCGGCTGGCGGATCACGCGGAAGAGATCGAGGGGATGCGCTTATGCGAGGACAAAGTGGGGAAGCCAAGTTGGGCGATGGAATGGCGGGCGACGTTGGCGGACATCGCGGCGGAAATGGGCGAGCGGCGCGGCGAGATGGGCGGGAATGAGGAAGCGATGGTGAAGGTCTATATCGGAGTGGACTATGAGCAAATCTGATCTGATCGGAGGGCTGCTGTTGTTGTTGCTGGTGTTGCTGGTGGCGTGGTTGCTTATGAGTGTGACGATAGTCGAAGGCGTGGGGGTGGGCCAATTCGCGCCGGAGACGCGCGCGTATCAACCCTTCGGTGCCGCTGCAAGGGTGCTGTATGCGCGGGACGACGAGGTGGTTTTGTCGGGGCCTGCGGGAACCGGCAAATCGCGGGCGAACCTCGAAAAACTCCACCTCGTCTGTCTGAAGTATCCGGGCGCGCGCTGTTTGATCGTGCGCCAAACCCGTGAATCCATGACCGAATCTGTGCTCGTGACCTTTGAGGATCACGTCCTGCCAGCCACGTCGTATTTGAAGGAAGGCGCACAGCGACAACGGCGGCATTCGTATTCGTACCGCAACGGTTCCGAGATTGTGTTGGGCGGGATGGACAAGCCGCTCAAGGTGATGTCCACCGAGTACGATGTGATCTATTGGCAGGAGGCCATCGAGGGCAGGGAGGAGGGATGGGAAGCGTTGACGACGCGCTTGCGCAATGGGCGTGTCCCGTATCAGCAAATCATCGCGGACGTGAACCCGGCCAGTCCGCAACATTGGCTCAAGAAACGAATGGATCGGGGCGTGACGAAGCTCTTGGAGTCGCGCCACGAGGACAACCCGCGCTTGTTCGATCAGCGCACCAAACAATGGACACCGTTTGGCCTGAAATACATCGCCAAACTCGATGCGTTGACCGGCGTGCGGAAACTGCGGCTGCGGCAGGGCATCTGGGCGATGGCCGAAGGAATGATCTACGCGGACGTGTACGATCCGGCGCGCAATTTGATTGATCGCTTTGACATTCCGCCCGAATGGCCGCGTTGGTGGAGTGTGGATTTTGGATATACGAAGCCGTTTTGCTGGCAATGTTGGGCGGTGGATAACGACGGCAGAGGCTATCTCAGCGCCGAAATATATCACACCAAACGACTCGTCGAAGATCACTGCAAAACAATTCTGGCTTGGATGAAACGCACCGGCGAAGATTGGCCGCGCGCCTTGATTACCGACCACGATGCGGAAGACCGTGCCACGATGGAGAGACACTTAGGCATCAGCACGGAACCGGCGATCAAGAGCATTCTGGACGGGAACCAATTGTGCGCGGAGCGTCTGCGACCGGCGGGGGATGGCCGTGCTCGTTTGTTTTTGTTGCGCGATGCGCTGCTGGAGCGCGATGTGGAATTGGAAGAAGCGAAGCTCCCGGCGGCGACCGTCGAAGAGTTTGAGTCATACGTGTGGGACGAGAAGAAAGATCAGCCGGTGGATGCTTTCAATCACGGGATGGACGCGATGCGGTACTTTGTGCATTGGTACGCGGCCCACAACTCGCCGGGGGTACACCTTTGATTGGCCAACGCTTCTTCGATCAGTTTTTTACGAAGACGATCTACCAGTTGCGGCGCATTGGGATTACTGAGCGTCCGCTCGCGCCGTCGGCGAACCTGGACAAATTGATTGCGTGGTATCGGCGCAATGAATTGGTCTATGCCTGTGTGAGCACCATCGCGGATGCGGCGATTGACCCACGCTTGGTGTTTGAAGTGAAGCAGGACAATGGGACGTGGAAAGAAGAAGCGCATGCGCTCACCGATTTGATTCGGTTTCCAAATCCGACCTGTGACGCCACTAATCTGATGACGCATTGGGTTGTGAGTGAGCACATCGCGGGCGCGTTCTATGCCGAGATTGTGCGCAGTCGTGGGAGCCGCCAGCCGGTCGAACTCTGGCCGCTGCATCCGGCGCGCCTCAAACCAATTCCGACCGAGAGCGGCAAGATTTTGCCGATTCATAAGTACGAATGGCAGGACGGTGACGTGAAAGTCGAGATTGACCACGACAAGATTTTTGTGCATCGCAATCACGACATCACGAATCCGTTTCACGGCTTGCCGCCGCTGGCCGTCGCGCTGGGCAGTGTGGATGCCGACACGGCGCAGACGGATTTTGTGCGCGCGTTCTTTGACAATGGCGGCGTGCCGTCAGGCTTCTTGAAAATCAAGGGCAAGATTTTGAATGAGCGTGACAAGACACGACTTCTCGAAGGCTGGCTGAAGAAATACGACCGCTGGGGCGACTATGCGCGCGGCCCGGCCATTCTGGACGAGAACGCAGAGTATGAACGGATCGGCGCGAATCTGGATGAGTTGGAAAGTCAGACGTTGCGGATGGCGGGCGAGAGCCGGATTTGTGGGGTGTTCGGAGTCCCCCCGTTGTTGGTGTCGGCGGTCATCGGCCTGGCGTACGTGAATCAACGGGCGTCGGCAGCGGAAGCCAAGCGCGACTTCTGGCAGAACAAAATGGGGCCGCTCTTCAAACGCTATCGGAGTTGGTTGGAGCATAGCTTGTTGACGGAGTGGGAAGAGCGCCACGACATCACGCGCGGGAAGATTCGGCTGGGCTGGGATATGTCGGAAGTGGCGGCGTTGCAGGAAGAATTGGACACGAAGCTGACGCGCGCGCGCGAAGACTTCAAAGCCGGTGCGATCACGCTCAATCAGTATCTCGAAGCCCGGGGCCTGCCGCGGGATGCGAAGGGTGATTACTACTTGCGCCCGGTGAACGTGATTCCGGTCGGCGCGGATCAAATCGAACAGCAGCAAGAAGCCGTGTTGTATGCGACGCGCCAGGCGGTGCTCTTGGGAATGACGTTCCGGCGGGACGAGGAAGAGGCAGCCGTGGATGAAGTGATTGCCGGAGGGGGCCAGCAGGACCAGCCGAAAGCGCAGCGGCAGAGGAAAGCGGAGCAACAGCAGTATCGGTACAAGGCGAGCAATGACAAAGGCACGTGTGAGGAGTGCCAGCAATGGTCGGACGTGGTGGGCTTTGAAGATGAATTGCCGGAAGTGCCGAATCCGAAATGTGGTGGCGGCTATGGGCAATGTCGCTGTTGGTTAGAACCTGTGGAGTAAATTATGGGACGTGAAACGAAAGTGTTACCGCAAGCCATTAAGGACATTACGGGGCGCACCGTGACGGGGATTTGCGCCGTGTTTGGCAATGTGGATTTAGGCGGGGATAGGATTCTGCCGGGCGCGTTTTTGAAAACCATAAACGAAGGGCAAGCGCGCTGGCGGCATCTGTGGAATCACGGGCTGGAAGGCTGGGACTATTTCAACACGCCACCGACGGCGAAGATTGAAAGCATTCGGGAAGTCGGACGCGACGAGCTTGGGGAGTCGGTGTTAGCCAAAGCGCCGGAAGCGATGGGCGGATTGGAAGTCAAGCGCACGTATCTGCGGACCGAGCGCGGCGAAGAGATTTATCAGGCGTTGGCCGCCGGTGTTCCTTTGGAGATGTCTTTCGGGTTTGATCCGGTGCGCGTGAAATATATGGAGGGGGAGGAAAAAGTCAGTGTGGATCACTGGCGCGATTTACTGGAGGTCAAGCTCTACGATACAACCGACACCAACTATGGAATGAATCCGGCGACCAGTGCGGTCAAGGCGCAAGAATTAAATGAGCAGCTTGAGCTGGTCGGCAAACGACTGAGCACGCTGCTCAATCGCTTTCGGAACGGGATGTCAGAGCGTGACCGGACCGAATTACAGAAACTCAAAACGCTCTTTGTCGAAATGGACGAAATCTTGGCCGAAGAACTGAGCGAAAGCAGCCGAGCCGAAACCCGCGCCAGCGATTTGTTGGTTTCACTCACTGACCTGGACCAGAGTTTGGCCGAACTCGAAACTTTTCTGGTGAGGTAACTTATGGAATCAGTCAACCAAATGAAAAACAAGCTGGCGGCGGTCGTCACCAAAGCCAAAGCGTTGCGCGCCGAGTTGGAGAAAAAAGGCGAGGCCGCGACGGAAGAAGAACACGGCGAGTTAGCTAAGCTCGTGACGGAAGGGCAGCAACTCAAAACCCGCATTCGCACCATCATTGAGGTAGATGAACTGGAGGCGTTTGCCAAGGAGCCGGAAGAGCGCGTCACGTCGGAGCGCGCGGAGACGAAGAAAGCGCCGGTGCTGAAACGCTTCGGGCGCGTGCGCAGTTTCTCCGGTCGTACCGAAGACGAGAAGGCACGCAAAGCGTATCGCTTCGGAATGTTTGCGGCGGCGGCTTTGACCGATCACGAACAGGCGAAGAAATTCTGTGCGGAACAGGGCATCAGCCTCAAGACGATGAAGGAGAGCGTCAACACGGCAGGTGGCTTTCTTGTGCCGGATGAGTTCGACAATGATTTGATTGATCTGCGCGAACAATACGGGACGTTCCGCCGGAATAGTCGGGTGGTGCCGATGATGCGGGACACGAAGAACCGCAACCGGCGCGTGAGTGGGTTGACGGCCTACTTTGCGAACGAAGCAGGGGCCGCGACGGAGTCGGAAAAGGGCTGGGATCAAGTCTCATTGACGGCGCAGAAGCTCATCACCTTGACGCGCATGAGTGCGGAACTCTACGAAGACGCGATGGTGAATTTAGGCGATGACCTGGCGGAAGAAATCGCCTATGCCTTCGCGCTGAAGGAAGATCAGTGCGGATTCCTCGGCGATGGGACGAGCACGTATGGCGGAATTATGGGCTTGAGTCCAAAGTTCCTGGCGCTGTCCGGCACGATTGGGAACATTGCCGGACTGGTCGTCGCGAGCGGGAACCTCTTCAGCGAATTTCTGCTGAGCGATTTCAACAACGTCGTCGGGAAGCTGCCGGAGTATGCGGATGGACGCGCGAAGTGGTACTGCTCGCGGTTTTTCTGGGCATCCGTGATGCAACGCCTGGCGCTGGCGGTTGGCGGTGTCACCGCGGAAGAAGTCGAAGGCAAGCGGATGCGTAGTTTCCTTGGCTATCCAGTCGAGGTCTCGCAGGTTATGCCCAAGACCGATGCCAACTCGCAGATCGCCTGTTACTTCGGTGATCTCCGCTTGTCGTCGGATTTCGGCGACCGGCGTCAAACGACGATTGCGATCAGCGATCAACGGTACTTTGACACCGATGAAATCGGAATCAAAGGCACGGAACGCTTCGACATCAACAATCACGATTTGGGCAATGCGGACGCGGCGGCGGCGAACCGGGTGGAAGGGCCACTGATCGGCTTGATTTCGGCGGCGGCCTAAGGAGTGGTCGAGTCGCAGTGTGAGGCGTGTCAGGAAACAGTGGCACGCCTGAGCAATCGAGCAAGACTTGAAAGGGAACTATGAGACATCTTCAGAATTGCAAATTTATCAATGTCACTCCTCCAGCGGCGATTGTGGACAATGCCGCGTTTACGACGGCGAGCGTGGACACGCGGGGCTGGGATGAAGCGGCCTTTGTGGTCAGTCTCGGTGCGCTCGATGTCGCCTTGGCGGCCTTCAAGCTGCGCGAGTCAGAGGATGACTCGTCGTACGCGGATGTGAGCGGCGCGGATTTCTCGGTGAGTCCGCTCACGCTGCCGTCGGCCACCGACGATAACAAGCTCTATGCGGTGTTCGTACGTTGCGGCGGGAGTCGCAAACGCTACCTGGACCTCTCGTTGACGGGCGGCGATGGCACAGCGGGCACGTATGCCTCCGTGCTGGCTCTTCTGACGAAGGGGGAGACGGTGCCGGACAGCGCGACCGACAGAGGTCTCAGCCAGCAAGCGTTAGTTTGACGAGGTGGCTCCTGGGTCGGGGTCAGGAAAGGGGCACGCAGGCAGCGTGTCGCCTCGGCCCAGGTTTTTGGGGAGAGGAACTATGCGGATCAAACTCGAAGTGGAATGGGGTGGGCAGCAGCCGGGGGCGATCATCGTGGTCGAGAAGGGGTTGGGCGATGCCTTGCTGCATCATCGTCGTCCGCCGGTTGGGGTGGAGGTGGGGGAAAAAGGCAAAGTGATGGAGGGGCGAAAACGGTTGGGTCCCAAAGAGGTGAAGTAATGGCAGACTATGGAACGGTCGCGTTGTTGCAGGAATATTTGCCGCAGGTCGTGGATACGGCTTTGCTGGGCAATATCGTGACGCGCGCGTCACGCTATGTGGATCGGCTCTGCCAAGTCCCGGATGATTTTTTTGCGGTGGCCGGTGCCTCCAGTGCCAAAGTGTTTCTTGGCACGGGCCTACAAATGCTGACACTGACGCCGTTCGTGAGTGGGAGCTTGGCCAGCACCGGCGCCGTCACCGTCGAAGATGACACCAGCACGATAGAATACCGCTTACGCGACAATCGGTATTTGTTGCGGCAGACATCGGATGCCTTGTGGCTCTGGGGTGAGCCAGAGGATTACGACTGGCAGCGCGGCAGTGGGCGGCGTGCTAAACCGGTCTGGCCGGCGGATAAGCGCGTGACGGTCACGGCGCAATGGGGCTGGAGCGCCACTCCCGTGGATGTCGTCCACGCCACGCTGGAATTAGCGGGCGTGATGTATCGGCAGAACCCGGAGCGGCAATTGAGTCTGGACACGGGCGATGCGCAAATCGAAGAGGCTGCCATCCCGGTGCGGGTGCGGCTGCTCAAAGCGACGTACTCGAGCTGGGAAGGGAATGATGCAGAATGAGTCTGGTTCTTCGAGAAATCACGGGGCCGTGGAACAATCGTCTGATTGTGCGCCCCACTTTGTTGGTCTGGAATTATCAAAACCATCCTTATCTGCGCGCGGCCATTGAAATCCCCACGAGCGGGCAAGCCTTTTCGATCCTCAAGCAATTCCGTTGGCACGCCCGGCGCACGGAAGGTCAATACGTCACGAACTTCAAAGTGGAGCGCGGCGCTTATCCGCAAGCCGGGATGAAACTTTGGTTTGCCGCGCTCCCGGTGTTGGATACCGATCTGGAAGACACGGCGCTCTATAACGAGAAAGACCCTTACTCGGTGAATTACTTTCCCGCCGCCGTTGGCGCTTTGAGTACGGCCCCGAATCTGGAGGGGGTCACGGGCGTGGAAGTGGCAGCGAGCGGGGCGGGAGTAGTCTTCGACAAAACGGTGTATTCGAATCGGGGCTTTGTCGGTCACTTGATGAAGTTTGCTTTGGGGATTGACAACACCGTGGTGGGAACCGGCAGCGTGCCCGGACCGAGTTTGATGTTCAGCTATGAGGTCGTGTGATGCCGATTACGGATGATTTCAACCGGGCCAGTTTGGGGAGTGACTGGGAACACGTGAGCGGCACGGCCTGGACGATCAACGCGAGTACGACCGTGCGGCCAGGCCAGGTCTATACGGAGACGGCGCTGCGGCGCACGGAGGCCGCTTTTCCGAACGATCAATATAGTCAGGCCAAGTGTGAATTCACGAGTGGCGGGGATAACAGTTACGGCGGCGTGGCGGTGCGGTTGAAGATGAGCGGGGACGGCTATGAAGCGCGGTTTGATTCCAGCGCGGCGGTGACGCTCTACAAGCGAGTGGGTGGCGTCGTCACTTATTTGTCGGATTATCCGGGGGGATACAGTGCGAACACGTTCTACACGCTGAAGCTCACCGTGACCGGCAATCAGCTCACCGTCCACGTCGACGGGACACTGCGGATCAGCTACACGGACACGAGCATCACGAGCGGCAAGCCGGGTCTGGTGGCGCACACGGGGGAGGCCAGCTTGCTCTGTGACTTTGATGATTTTGAAAGTACGGTGGCAGAAGCCGCCGGGGCGGAAAGCAACAGTACCACCGTGTCGTCGGTGGTCGTGCTGAAAGCGGCAGCCGGTGGCAATGGGACGCCGGTGGGCTTGTTGCTGGCGCTCACGAAAACCAGTTAGGAGAAAGTTATGGCGGACAACATTGCAATCACGGCGGGAAGCGGAACGAGCGTGGCGACGGACGATGTCGGCGGAACGCACTTTCAGAAAGTAAAACTGGTGGATGGGACGGCGGATTCAAGCGCCATGATCGGGGGCGATGCGACCAATGGCTTGGATGTCGATGTCACGCGCTTGCCGTCTTTGCCGTCTGGAACCAACAATATTGGCGATGTGGATGTGTTGACGGTGCCGGCGGATCCGTTCGGCGCGAATGCAGATGCCGCCGCAACGGCAGGATCAACAGGTTCGATACAAGCCAAACTCCGCTTGATTACGAGTCAGTTGGAGAGCATCAAAACGGCGGTGGAAACGCTGGATAATGCGATTAGTGGGAGTGAAATTCAGGCCGATGTGCTGACGCTGCCGGCGCTGCCCGCGGGCACCAACAACATTGGTGATGTCGACATTGCCAGCATTGCGGCAGGGGACAACAACATCGGCAACGTAGACGTGGTGACGCTTCCGGCCTTACCCGCCGGCACGAACAATATCGGGGATGTGGACGTGCTGAGTGTTCCGGCTCCGTTGTCCACGACCGGCGGCGGGACGGAAGCGACCGCCTTGCGCGTGACGGTGGCCAATGACTCCACGGGCGTTCTTTCGGTGGATGACAATGGGGGTTCGCTGTCCATTGACGACGGCGGCGGCACGATTAGCGTCGATGGAACCGTGACAGCCAATGCCGGAACGGGCACACGCGACGTGGGCGGCAATGTCGCGCACGACGCGGCGGACTCCGGCAACCCGGTGAAAGTCGGGCAGAAAGCGGTGGCGCACGGGGCCAACCCGACGGCGGTCGCGGCGGGGGATCGCAGCGATTGGTATGCGAACCGGCACGGCATCCCGTTTGTGCTCGGGGGCCATCCGAATGCGATCACGCTGGAGGCGGCTTCCACGGCGGCGCAAACCGATACGGCCATAATCACAGTGGGGGCTGGGAATAAGATCGTGGTGACGCAGATCGCGGTCGTAGCGGACAACGCGAACACCGTCGATGTGGGCTTTCGCGTGGGCTTCGGCGCGGCGAACACGCCGACGACGACCGGCGTCGTGTTGACGCATCCGGGCTTGGCCGCCGGGTCGGGGTTCTCGCGCGGCGATGGCTCCGGCCTGCTGGGGATCGGGGCGGACGGGGAAGATCTGCGGATCACGTCCGAAGTCCCAACGACGGGCAGCATTCGCGTGCTGGTGACCTACTTCACGATTGAGAGTTAACTCTATGGCGAGCACCGGAAATGTCTTTCCCGGCACGGGCGAAAATAACGCGGGCATCGGCGCGACGGCGTGGACGAATCCGGCGAACGTGGTCTCGGACAACGCGACGGATGCGACCTGCAATGCCGGCGCGAGTTCGCAGTACCTGGTGGCGAGAAACTATTCCTTGGCGATTCCGACGAATGCGGTCTTTGAAGGAATCACGGTGCGCATCGAAGCCAGCGAACATTCCACCGGGACGGAGTCGTTGAATGGGCGACTGCAGGATGAGACGGGGACGTTGGTCGGAACGAGCAAAGCGGCGACCATCAGCGGGACGACCAAGGTCGTCTACACCTACGGCAGCACGTCGGATGTCTGGGGACTGACGAGCCTGACACCGGCGCAGGTCAATGATGCGGATTTTGGGGTGCGGTTCTGGTTTACGACGGCGCATGACGTGCGCGTGGATTACGTCACGCTGGCGCTCGAATACACCGACGCCAGCAGCACGCTGAGCGACGATTTCAACCGGGCCAGTTTGGGGAGTGATTGGGAACGGGTCTTAGGCGACACGGATTGGGCGATCAACGCGAGTACGACGGCACGGCCTGGCGACGACTTCGCGGACACCGCCATGCGGCGCACGGAGACGAGCTTTCCGAACGATCAATTCGCCGAAGCGAAAATTGAATTTGAGTCCTCAGGGTCGAATCGCGCGGGCGTCGCGGTGCGGATGGATGCGAGCGGGGACTGTTATTTCGCGCGCATCAATGATACGGGCGTGGAGGTCTGGAAGCGGGTCGGGGGCACGAACACCTTTGTAACGGACTGGGGGAGTACGCTGTCGGCGGGAACTTTTTATACGGTGCGGTTGGCGGTCGTCGGAACGACGCTCAAGCTGTCGGTCAATGGGTTGCTGCGGGCAACGGTGACGGACAGCGCTTTGACGAGTGGCAAGCCCGGCTTGTGGGCTTCGACGAATGATAGTAGCGGCTTCCCCGACCTGGATGATTTTTTAGCGACGGCGGCCAGTGGTGGCGCGGCCACCCGTATCAAAGATGTGATTGACTCCACGGGAGTCCCCAAGAAAAGATAGCGCGCGCGCGACCTTGTCAGGTTCCGCACGACGGCGTAGAAGCGCCACGCTTTTTCAAAAACTGACAGCGTAAGCTGTTCATCAAACTCTAAGTGGCGTCGAGGTCTGGGGCAGGCTCGACGCTAGGGCAGGCATTCCGTGACGACCCAGCCGGTGACAAAGCCCAGCCAGAGGCACAGGAGACAATTCAGCAAGAGGCGTTGGCGACGATTCATCGCCGCATCTTACTCCTCAAAATCCAACCGAAACAAGCGAGGCTGACGCAACCAGCGCGTGAGGAACCGCGTCCAGGCCGCGCGGCGAGAATTGTCCTGGCGGTCGTGCGCCAGGTGGCATTCCTGACAGAGCGCGCGGAGATTGGAATGCTTGTTATGGGCGGGGTTCTGATCGAGGTGAGCGCAGGCCAGAATGACGACGCCGTGCTTGTCGGTCAGCAAACGCCGTTGCCCGTGAACGGCCCCGCAATTCTCACACCGCCCCTGCGCGCGCACGAAGCGGATGTAATGCGAGAGTTGCGCCCAATTGGGTGGATAGCGATGTTTGATTTTTGACCAGTTTGCCATAGCTCAAATCAAGTGGGAATTGATCCTCACGGGTTGGTTTTTTGGTTTCTTCATGGGAGTCCTTTCATTGTGCTGGGGCGGCAGCCGCAGGGTTTCGCGCCTTTGCCAGCCACCAACTCCCAGCCCGTGCCGCGGCAGAGCGGGCAATCGGGCTGGGCCGTGGGAGGAGGTTCTTGCGCTTGGCGTTCGATTTCCAAGTGTAATTCCAGCACGCCGTCATTGTCCGGCGTGCGTGCCATCGCATTGGCAAAGCCGCGTTTTTTGACAATATCGGGTTGTGTGTTCGCGTAGGCTAACCACTCCTGGAAGGAATACGCGGAGCGGGTCTTGGGTTTTTCTTCACGCACACACACACCACCAGCGGTGTGTGTGTGTGTAGTCTCTGAAGTAGTCTCTGAAGTAATCTCTGAAAAGGAAAGTGTGCGGGATTTCCGCACACCAGTGTGTGGTTTTTCCGCAGACCAGTTTGCGGAATTTCCGCTTTCCAGTTTGTGGTTTTTCCGCATACTAGAATGTGGTTTTTCCGCATACTGCTGCGCCGATCTCCCTGTTAAATCAGGCTGAACGGCGTTTTCAGTTTGCGGAATTTCCGCCTGCTCCTGATGGAAGGCAAGTAAGTGACGCTGCAAGGCGTCGAAATCCACGCGAAAAAACATTTTGCCCGGTACCCCGCGCTTTTGTTCGTGCCAGAAGGGAGGCAACGGCTCGCCTTGGTGGTCGGTCCGTGTTTGATGGCGGAGCTTGGCGCGGGCGGATTCCTGTTCGTAGCGGGTCAGGAAGATTTCGTTGCGCCACTCGTATTGTCGTTTGTAGAACCAGCCGTCATTGTCCTTCGTGCGCTTCGACCAATAGATGGCCTGGCTCAACATCAAACCAGCGGTCAGCGAGTCCGTGAGTTCGGCAAACACACGATGGAAGGCAATGGGGCGGTCAAGTAGTGTCTCCAAAAAGTGGGGGACTGGCATAACGGGTTGTTCTTCCGGGGCGGATTGTACTTGACGTGAAGGGGTCGGGGCTTTATGTTTGGTTTGCATTTAATTCTCGGAGGCAGGAGCCGGATCACTTTCCGGGCCTGCCTCTCGTTTTTTCAGGCGGCTTTGCGCAGCGGGACATCCTCAGCCTGATGGCGCTCATATGCAGCTCGCACCAACTCAGTAATCCACGCTGCTACCGAACGATAGCCGTAAGCTTTGGCAACCGCCCAGACTTGCAACTCAGGCGTCAGGCGCACATGGTGTTGCCCGTATTCCAGCGCGATCACCGGCGCAATAGGGGCTTTGGGTTTGGCTTTTCTCATCGCAATTTTCCTCCTTTCGTCAAGGTACTGTTCTATACCAAATTATACAAAACTATACCCAATTGCTCAATGGTATAACTTGGTATAAAAACAAGTTATGGGTGAGAAAAAACAAGTCAAACTTTGGCTGCCCGAAGCGAAGGTGGCGGAGTTGGAGCAAGTAGCTTTGGATTGGGGTTATAAGAGTACGCCGGCGGTGGTGGAGCAACTGATTGATTCTTACCTGGAGTTTTTTGTCGCAGCCGAAAAAGCACGGGAAGCAGAAATCCAACGCCAGAAGCAAAAACTATTTAGGGTAAAACAGCCGCAGAGACGAAAGGCGGGGTAGCAGTTCCTCTTGTCCATGTACATCGTATCTACAACTTGTTTGCTGCTTACGAGCTTCCTGCTTGCCTTTCCCCCGCAAGCCAAGGATTTCCCGACGATCACTCCGACAGAAGCCAAAGCTTACGTTGGTCAAGTCGTGAAGGTGTGCGGTCTGGTCGCCTCTGTCTCGGAGCCAGGTCGTTACCGCAGCCCGGCATTTCTCAATTTCGAAGAACCCTCTCCGCGCGCGCCCTTCTCGGTCGTGATCTGGCCGGAGGCGCGCCCCAGCTTCGGCGGACTGCGGCGTTGGAAAGGGCAACGGGTGTGTGTGACCGGCAAGGTCTCTTGGTATCGGGAGCGAGCGCAGATGCGTGGCAACGAATCTGCAACGGGAATGAATAGCAGAAGATGGAACTGGCTGGAACTCTCTGCATTTTCTGAGGGCTGCAATTCCAAGAAAATGAGACTGTTTATAACTAAATGGGACTAACTGCGGAAAAGCGGCGAGGGATTCATAACCCCTAGGTCCGTGGTTCGATTCCACGCGCCGCCACCAATGAATTCAATCAGTTAGAGCAGGTCATTCGATCTGCTCTTTTTCA